GATTGATGTTTCAAGTGAATCCGTGGAAGACATTCTTGTTGAACATACAGCAGAATATCTCGCAGATATGATTGAATTGGATTCATACCACGACTTGATTTCTCAACAACAAGGTTTGCGCCTTGTCGTCACTGATGGAATTGTCACAAGTATGAATCTAACACCTAATGAGCGAAGTGGTAATAGAGTAATTTGGGTTGAACCTGTGGATGCTAATTACGGCTTTGATGAAGACGATATTCCTGAATCAACACCGATTTGGGTTCCTTCTCATGTAAATATTGATTTCGGAGTTGGTTCCGATGTTATTATTGTTGGTCGAACAAACCAAACACAAAAGAAGGATGAAGACGGAATGCCTATTGACGGTGAATATAACCCTGTGACAATTAACTTGTATGGAGTTTATGCCCGAAGTGCAACAGGTGTTGTCGTTGAAGAAGTTGCAGAAGGCGAATCAATGGAGTTTTGGTGATTTAAATGAATTACAAGAAAGCAGGATTGATTACAAGCGTGGCCTCGATTTTACTGAGTATCGGTCTTTATGCCGCATACGATGAAAACTTGGGTATTTTCGTTGGTCTGTGGGCTTCAACATTGTTGTTGCTCTCGGACAAGATTGAAGATATGCTTTGATTTAACTTCCGTGTAAATGTTGGCGGCTGAATGACATTCGGATAGGTGCGAAGCCTATACTTTAAAAGGTGAAAAGATGATAATTAAAATGAATGAAATACTACTAGACCTCGAAGAGGTAGAAACAATAGAATGGAAAGAAGACGATAACGAATACGATAGATACAGTGTTCGTTTTCACATGAAAAGCGGTAAAATGTTCACACGCTTAGTGCATGAAAAACAACTAAAAATATTAAGTGAACAATTTAAGGAGGAAGAATGATGAGTTTGAAAGGAAAAGGAAAGGCGAGTAATCTCGTAAGTAAAGCAAAAGAAGAAGATACCAAGAGTGCATTCGCAAGTGCAAAGGCTAAGGCTTTTAATCAGCGAAAGCGTTTGATGGAAAATGAATCAGCATATATGCTGTGTGGAATTAGTGGCGACCCCGGAACTGGAAAGACCGGATTAGCAATTGATTGCAGAACTGATGAAGAAAAAGAAACCCATTGGGTTTTTATTCTTGATTTCGATGAAGGTGCAGAACCTACATGGAGGCAACATTGGTCGAGTGATGATAAAGTGTTTATCTACAATCCCCATGTGTATAAAGAAGATATGACTGTAGATTATTTGGCTACTGCTGATATGGCTCGTTTCTTTATGGGAATGGTTAAGGAAGCAATTGAGACAAAGAAAATTGAATACGGTGAAGAGACTATTGAAGTTGAAGGCGTTAAAGCAATTGTTTTCGATGGACTTGATACTTGGCTCGATACTACAAATATGATTGCTAGACTAAATCACATTAAGGGTAAGGACCCAAGAGCGGCTGATAAAGTCAAGATGGTTCCTACCCAATGGTATGCAAGAACAGAAGAATACAAGCGATTGTTTAAGGCCGCTTGTCAACTTCAATGTCATAAGTTTTTCATCACGCATATGAAAGAAGTGCATGATGGGTTTGAAGTGGTTGGACAAAAGCCAGATTGGGAAAAGTCTACTACCGCAAAGTTATTTCAACACATTCACACATACCGTGAAGAAAGAAATAACACTACAAAGTTACACGCTAAGGTTCTCAAGTCAAAGACCAACGCAGACAATGAGGGGCAATCCTTCTTATTGTTTGAAAACGAAAAAGGTAATGTTACTTGGAATGGTTTAGTGCCAATCAAAGAAAACAACCTTTGAGTGTAATGGTTTTTGAAATAGGGGTGCTGTTATGTTATGTTATATTATGGAGGAATTTAAATGGAATTTAGAATGAATGGAAAAGAATTGAAAGAAGCAATAAATATTTGTAGACTACGAGGTAAATACAACGAGGGCATGGGTAATAAAACCAGCGTACTATGTGATGATTTATACATCGAGGTAGAAGATGGAATGGTGTATATACAAAATGCCAATAACTTTACTTATGTAGTTTATAGACATACAGATGTAGAGGCAGTTAACGGAATGGTTAACTTGTCCGGTTCTATACTTGAGAAGTATCTAACAGATACCGATTTAGTATTTAAGAGCGACGAGGGAAAAATTGAACTAGCAACAGAATACAGTGTTGTGACTTTACCTGTTTTGGGTAGACACTCTGAACTTCATGTTATCTACCGACTAAAGGATAAGTTGAGAAACTTAACTCGCAGGTCAATTAAGAAGATGGTGAAGGAAGGGCAGGAAATATTCGTGACTGAAAATTTAGCACTTAATACAATGCTTGATGTTGAGTCGGATGAACTTACAGATGCCATGTCACTTGCTGAAAAGGTAGGTAATTCAATTTACAAGATTGATTGGGATGGAGATAAACTCCTTGTTAGTTCTACCAAGAACAATGAAAGTGTTTATACGGAGGTCTTTGTTTCCGGGGGTTCAGATAGAAAGGCCACTGTTGAAATATCTTTACCGATAAGCAAACTTGTAAGTAAGGAAGAAAATGTTATCATACTTTATGATGATGAAAAGCCTGTTGTTTTTGCTAATCAACAGGTGACGGTGCTTCGTGCTCCGAGGTTGGGTGCTTAAAATGAAAGAACTTGTAGATACAGTAAATCAATTAAATGAGAGAATACAAGAACTATTACAAAGCAAGAACATGGATGAAGCACAATTTCTAAGAATGTATGCTAAGAGTAAGTCTGTTCAAATTGCATTCGCTATGGGTAGTCGAAGCATGGCTACGGTAATGGCACAAAATGTATTGGAGTATTTGACAAAACCTGAAGAGAAAGAGGAAGAAGAATGAGTAAATACGAAGAACAAGTAATTAATAAGATTCGTGAAAGGGCCGAAGTGGGTAAGAATAAATACGGTGTGACAATGGAACGCACTGATTTAAACACACTTGAATGGCTCGTTCATCTACAAGAAGAACTAATGGATGCGGCTGTATATGTTGAGCGTCTATTAAATGATTTGAAGAGATTCGAGTTAGAACAAAAGTATGGTCCCGATTTCGTTGACTTGATGGAGGACTTGTAATGTTAATTCATATTAATGGTTATATAGATACCGAAGAGGGTTGGACAGACCCTAAATATCTGCGAGAGCATTTAGAATATCTGTTCATGGAATACCTTCAAGGAGAAGGAATAAGTTTTAAAATTGAAGAATGGAAAGTGATTGAAAGTGATAATAGACACAATGGGGAGTAATATACATCTACGATGGAGAGAAGACGGGGAAAGAAAGGAAGAAACAGTAAAGGACTACAAACCTTATTTCTTTATTTCCGGTGCATCTCATTGGCATAAATCTCAAATGGTTGTTAAGAACTATGGGAAGAAAAGAGCAATACCTGTTGAAATAGATATGTTCGGAAAATGGAAAAGCCTACACGGTAAGAGTTTGAAGAAAATTACTTACCATAACCCTAAAGACCGATGGACTCTAATGAGTGAATTTCATAAGCAGGGTATTGCTACCTATCAAGCAGATGTTGATATTAAACGCCTTTATGCTGTTGACCGAATGACTGAGATTAAAGAATACGAACACCGTAAATGGTATTTTGATATTGAATCTCAAGTCGGAGGAATACATGATGGTAAAACAACAGTGCTAAGTATCTATGATTCCTTTACTAAAAAGAACACAGTAATGACTTGGTTTCCAAAAGAGGCACATGTGGATTACAAAGATGTAAAATTTTCCAGCCTTGATTATGTGCAGGTATATAGAAATGAAACAGCAATGTTTTATGCGTTTATTGAAATGATGCAGGAACAAGACCCTGATATGATTATCGGATGGTATATTCTCGGTTATGATATTCCTCAAATAATTAAGCGTATGTGTAAGTTGGGCATTGACCCTAATCTTATGTCACCCTGTAATGAAATCAAAGATGTTCGTAAAAAGTTTAGTAATAATGAAACGGGTTGGCAATTAGGAAAGGGAACCGGTGATGAAAAATACTTTAACAGCGCACAACCTATTCGAGGTAGATTAACTTTCTGTCTAATGGATAGGTTTGAACGCCTTTGGACTGATTCTCAAAACGGTACATTACCTTCACTTAAGTTGGATGATTGTGCTAATCTTGTTCTAGGCGAGCGAAAGGTTTCAAGTTCAAAGTTTGAGGACTTAGAGTTCTATGAACGAGCATGGTTAGAAGACACACAAACTTATCTCGAATATGCTAAAGTCGATGTAGATTTGTGTGTGAACATTGATAACAAATTAAATGTTAGTGAAAACAGTCTTGCTCTACAAAGACTTATTGTATGTCCCTTTGAAAATACATACCACAATTCCCAAATGGGAGGCGTGTATTTTATGCGTAAGTCAGATTGGATTCCACCTACGGGGATTAAAACTGAAAAGGAAAGATATGATGGTGCTTTCGTTATGGACCCAACATTAGAAGGAACATACGGTCAACATGAAAATGTCGCTGTATTCGATTTTAAATCTCTATACCCATCAATGATGGCCGCAGTAAATATCTCTTGGGAAACTAAGCGTGGACATGGTTATCCGGTGTGGGTAAATACACCTAAAAATTTAGGCGAGTTTGAAGAAAAACCCACATATTATTATGAAAAAGATACTCTTGGACTTTTACCTCAAGCCGTTATTGACATGATGGCTTTGCGTGATGAATACAAAAAACTGCGTAAAGAGGCTAAAACAGACGAAGAATATATTAAGTGGGACTCCGCACAAATGGCTACGAAGAGAGCGGTAAATGCTTTCTACGGTATTCTCGCAAAAGAAGGGTTTGGTTGGGCTGATATGGAAATGGTTCAATCAATTACTGCTTCTGCTCGTCATGCTATGCGTGAAACTGCGTTTAAGGCTCAAGAGTTGGGCTACGAAGTTATTTATGGACACACAGATTCGGTTTTCGTTAAGGTTCGAGATGTAGAAGACGCAAAACAACTAAGAGTTTTGTTAAACGATTATATTTCAAGAGAAATCTTCCGTGAACCGGTAGAATTAGAGTTTGAAAAGTTTGCCAGTAAGTTTTTCCTATCTAAGAAGAAAAATCGCTACTGTGGTTATCTTTCTTGGAAGGATGGGGAGTTTTTAGATGAAGATAAGTTCTTTGTAATGGGTTTCGAAATGAAGAAGTCAAATGAAACTAAAATAGCAAAGAAATTTCAAGAAAATCTACTAAAAATGGTGTCATCTTTTGAAGAAAAGAACAAAGTTATAGATTACTGTAACAAAGAATACGCAACTGTTGTTAAGGGAGATGTTTCTCTAAAAGAAATTAGTAAGCGTAGTAGACTTCGTAGAAATATCGAAGACTATGATATGATTGCCGGAGGTTCAGCCGGTATTATTTACCATAATCAACAGGGGTTTGGTAAAATTAAGAAAGGCGATGCGTATTATTACTTTAAAGTAAATAATGCAGACTTAGAAGAAAAGTGCTACATCGTTAACGGTGTATCTAAGTCATGTGAATATATTTCGTTCTTGAAATTCAAGGACATTGAAGGAAAATTTACACCGGATTGGGAGTTTATCGCTAACGGAGAAATTATTAAAAAGGCTTTGCTAATTTTTGAAAGCATGGATTGGCCTATTAAACTGATTAAGAAAGATATAAACCAAACAACTTTAGAGGATTGGTGGTAACATGGGTAAAAAAGAAGGAACATATTATAAAACATTAAGAGCATTACAGGCTCGTAAAAGAAAGAAGCAGGATGAAATAGAAATAATCGAACAAGAGTTCTTAAAAGTTGTTAAGGAAGAAAGACAATTTTGGAAAAAACAAGGACATTGTAGTATCTGTTTTGCAGAAGGGAAGACTGAATGGCATCACATTATTTCACAATATAGGTGTAGAGAAATTGGAAAAGAATATCTTATCCATTCTCGTAGTAATGTTGTCGAAGTTTGTAGAGAATGCCATGATAACACAACAGCAAGTTTGCGAAGAAATCACTTTGAAGAAAAAGGTGTCACACAAACAAAAACTGTAAAGAATCATAATGGTCCGGTGACCGAGGCTCAAAGAAACTATATAATTAAATTAGGTGGAGAAACATCTATCACCGAAGACATGACAAGAGGTGAAGCATCAACCTTAATTGATGCACTAAAGGAAGTGAAGGAATGAATGAATACGCAACAGAATGGACACAAAAAGATTTAGATAACGGATTTACATATCAATGGAATCCTGATGACGGTAATGGACCTACATTAAAAATTACTAAGTCTTCTCTTGGTACTTTTAACTTTTGTAATGGTTCTTATCGTTATAGTTATGACCCATTCGCAGAAGGAAAGAAAAAACAAAAAACATCTGAGGCTATGCTTAGAGGAACCATAGTTCACAATGCACAAGAAGACTTTTGGAAAATGGTTGACACTGAAAAGGCTATGCCCTTTATTGATGATTCTAATAAACTTGTTAAACACTTTAGGGATTACTACCCCGAAGGTAAAGATGAAGACACTAAAGATTTATACAGGGCTTTATCAGCATGGCAAGCAGAAAGATTTATCGAGTGTGTTCACGAAGGAACTGTGGAACATTTTGTTCCCGTTGGTAATGAAATAATTTTAAATGCTACCATTCGTTTGAGTGGGGTCAATATCCACCTACAAGGTATTATTGATAGAATGTTTTATGATGATAATGGGTACATACCCTTTGAATTAAAAACAGGTGCATGGAAGGATAGCAAAAAAACAAACATGAGAAAGGAAATGGCGTTTTATCAATTGCTTTATGATGAGGCTTCCGATGAAGAACTTATCAAGCAGGGTCTAAATCCTAACCTTGAAATTACACATTGGGGATGGATTTTCCCTAAGAGTAATTATATCTTTGTTGAAGAAACCAAAAAGCGTTCTATGACTTCAGTGTTAAATTCAATAGAAAAATTGATTAATGCTTACATGGAAAAAGAGTTTCCCTTCTCATATTTCCATAAGAAGTGTGTTCACTGTGGTCACTTCGACCACTGTGAGGCTACCGGTGGGGGTTCAAATTATGATTGGTTCTAA